CACTAATCTTCCTTTCGTACTCGAGGCTGGATCCAATGAAATTGGATTCAGACCATAATAAGCTGTCGGGCTTGCTGCTTGTAAATTCGCGACTAATAAACCATTCGTCCACGGCACTGCATAAGCCTTCAATCTTCCCATGTGCATTTTCATACCACTCAGTTCGAAATCAAGATTAATGGATCCTTTCCAAAAAATAAAACGTTCAAAAGCCATTGATTGCAAGTAATTCACGATAATATCTTGAGGTAAACTCAAGGTTACTAACGCGTATCCTTGCGCATTCGCTGTTGTCCATGGATATGTATTAACCCAAACCCTTCGGTGTACCGTGTCCGGTAACGACCAACTAGGATCAGGCATACAAGTCTTAGTAAGTCTTCCTCCTCCGGAATTTGGTTCCATTGTTGGTCCACTCACTTCAACTTCTCGTTGGGCTTCTAAGATAATACCCTTAGTATTATCACTTGTTTTTGGTGCTTCATTGGTGTTAGTTGTTATTGGTGTTGTTGAATCGGTTATCATACCAGGATCTACACTACCTTGAGCCTGTGCAGGCACATAACGACCAGCCTCATGCTTACTTAAAAACAACTGATGGTAATAAGGGTAGTCTCGTAAAAGCTGATGTAATTCTGGTTTCAAATTTTCTTTAATTTTCCTCCGATGATTATCAAAATATTCTTTCCCATAAGCATATGCAAATGCAAGGGAATCGTTTAGATTATCAACGGAAGCTTTTTCCAAATCCATATCAGCACATTCTCGCGTCCAGTTCGTTAATTCTGTTATTGTCTGTTCGTCAATAATAGCATGTTGTCGTCCACATTCATCCTCTCGGAATCCTCTTTTCAAAAACGTTAATTCTCTTACTGGTTCGATATGTGCTGGTCCTGTTTTCGTGGAGTTCGTATATTCCAAATTTAATTTCTTCAACTCTTCATATAAAATCTCCGGGTTAAAAAACGGTAACATGCTCTTTTTAATTGAACAAATTCCATCATCGCCATAAATAAATAGTACTATTGCTTTCGCAAATTCCTGTAAACTCGACAACTCTGGTGGTGCTCTTTTAAAGTAAGCATATAAAAATTTCATCTTGTGAATGATGGTATTAATAATGACTGTCAAGGGATTACCTGATGGATTTCCTATGTGAGTGAAATAAATTTCATTTCCTGCCAACTGGGCAGTATGAACCATTTCGTCAAATAGTACTCTCCGAGCAATCTGATTCTCTTCAGCATCATCATACCATCGGTTAATGATTTCGCAGACTCCCATCATGAATTGAGGTGATAAATTACCATCCCAACCACTAAAGTCGCCTCCAAAACCAATATTTGAATTCGTTTCCAATTTCTGTAAAAGAATAGTCCAATCTATTGATGCTGTATCAATTCCTACGGCGGAAAAATATTTTAATTTGTTGTTATAAAAAGCGGAGTTAAAAGCTCCGAATAATCGTCTACAAACTATCGTAAAATCCACTGGTGGTATTGTAAAAACTCTCGTTTTTCCTTCAAAGATCTTCTCTAAACTTCTACGTTCATCTTTTTGTGTGTCAATCCAGACACTCGGTACTCGTATTCCTAATTTTGCTTGTTGCAATCTATGGTCTACTTTCCTTTGTAATTCTGGGTCAACTATCTCGTAATCTTGTGTATTCGGTGTTTTCTGTATAAACGGTGATTTCCCCTTGGCTCCTGGTTTTTGATTCCACGGATACCCTGAGGATGTTGTCATGTCCATTCGCGCCACAAACTCATCTCCTTTAACTCCGTTAAGAGCTTCAAATTGACTAAGAATGCGACGAGGCATTCCAGCTTCCAAAGGTTGCATAATTTCACTTACACAATCAATGACCCTTTTCAAAATTGAATTATCTACTAAGGGTGCTGGTTTGCCATATTTCTCAATTCCTTTTCGTAATGGTGTTGTGTCTCCAATTCTAAACGCACGGGGATCCATCGAGTGTAAAACTGCTGCTGCAGTTTTCACGGGATAGATTAAACCATGCGTTATAGATGGTATAATTTTTGTCTTCTCTGCTGCCTTCGGAAATTTAAAAATCGTTCCAATTTTCGTAAAATTTCCTTGAGCTTGTACAAATCCTAAATCGGTATTATTAAGATCAACTCTCGGATAAGCAGGTTGTAGGTTAAAACCTAAAACTCGCAATCCTCGATTAATCATTTCTTCCGTCACAATTTGAGCTATTCCGTCACCAGTGTTTCCACCAGCAGCATGAATGCCCACTATTTTCCGTGCTGCAAATTTATCTAGCATTACCACACAGGACCCACACATTCCGGGGAATGTATCGGTTCTGTATGACCATGCCGTCGCTTGTGCAATAGGAAAATCTGAATCCGGATTAAATTTACTGATTATATCAGGTCGACTTTTAGGGTCGTCCCAATACTTACTTTCCTTCTGCATATCCGCAGAATAAAAGAAAGCTAAATCATTTCGTTTAACTTTAGATTCAATCCTATAAACTATCGGTATCATGGTTCTATCTACTGTTGCCATAAGAGCTGGAAACTCCGTGGCATTTTCGAGTCCTTGTTCTGTCATAAAATGTTTTGCAATATTCGTATAAACTGGTAAACAAGCGTCCATTTCATAAAGTACAACATCTTGGCCAATTTTAACTAACTTCGATGGATCAAATGCACTTCTAAAAATAGACGTTCCTACTTTAACTGTTATCGGTGTTCCTTCTTTATGTCTCTCTCCTTCTCTATTACAGAAAAGATGATAGACTGTTAAAACAACACGTCCTCCAATCATTGTACATACTAATTCATAATCTTCAACATTAATTCGTCCTAAATGAGGAACCAATTTATTATTTGTCACCTCCATAGCATTCTGATCTATACAACCTTCTGCTTGCAATGGAGCTGGCGGCATAATAACTGGTTTAATTTGATTCATTCGTTGTTGTGTTCTCATATGATGTCCTGAATAAACACCCTCCGCTGCCAAAAATTTCTTAATTTTTGGACTACGTAAGGTCCTATCCACTATCTCTTCGACTTCTGTATCTGTCAAATTACTAAAATCCTCGCAACTGTCCATAGCATCACTAAATATCTCAACCATTTCTGGCGTTGAATTTCTTAGCCTATTGTATAAACCATCCCATCGTCCTTCAGCTGTTAACTTTACAACTCGGGGATGTTTCAACAAATCACGTACTGTCATAGCAATTTCTTTTCGTTGTGCACTCGTTTTCTCTTCCAAATTCTTCGCTTTACGCTCAGAACTTTTCTGATAAATCTTACGCATTCCATAAACTATTCCAATTGTTCCTGCTACGATACTTGCAAGCGGTAAAACCGCCATTAAAGCATCATACCAGGATGGTTTCGCTGCTCTTCTATCAATTTCTTGCAAAGCTTGATAAAATTTAGCACCTTCTTCCTGAGTGAACAAATTTCTTTGTCCTCTCGTTTCGAAGGTGTTACTCAAATTCATAAATTGGTGAAAATCTTCAGCTAATCCTTCAGCCCTTGCGGGTTCAAGATTAGCTGCAGCTATCATCGTTTCATAATTCACTGAAGCTTGTTGTTGTTGTGCAATATGTTTCCTATATTTTTCCTTTATCTCTCGAATAAATTGTTGATAATTGATCGTGTTTCCACGCCAATTTTGATCAAAATTATGTCGTTCAATAAATTCCCAATGTGAATAATCATCTGGTATAAGTGCTGGGTCTACTTCTAAACTTCCTTGTTTTCGATATTGTTGTTTAACTCTCACTTCATAAAACGCATGTCTACGTCTATATAAAGCTTGAGGATCTCGCATTTCATTAGCGGCAATATAAGCTACATTCGAAGAACAAACCACAACTTGTGATCTAAAAACTTCTCCTTTATCTTCTAAAGCTGCCATTGGTATTCGCATTTGTTCGTTTGAAACTATCATCATCATCTCTCCTATGTCTCCAGGTCCATTCTGACCTGCATTCACAAGAGCTCCAAAATCATCATACTTCACTGCAAATTGTCCTGTATATCCATCCCAATGTTGACATCCTGGGTTTCTAGCCCATGCCAAATTAGGTGTATCAGGCGGGCAACCTGCTAAAATTGCTGGTAAAACTGTCATCAAAAAAGACTTTCCCTGTCCGGATTGTCCATAAATATAAATAACAAAAGGTACTCTTCTTCCTCCTCGATTCAACGCTGACATGTCTACTATCTTATACAAGCCATCGATCTTCTTGAACGATGATTCGAGTAATTTGTAAACTTGTGCAACTTTTGTACCTCGGGTGGTACACTCCTTCAATAATTCCTGTCCAGTATTATATAATGTTAATATCTTCTGCTGAATCACATGATCATATGCTGCTTTCACAGTATACGCATGCGAATCTAAAGTATTAACTTCATCAATCCAATCATAAAACTTTGTTCCTGGTGCAAATATATCCAACCACCATTTGGTCGGTACTACATAAGACATCCAAATTTGTACTTGATCTGGGACCGTCCGAAGAAACGTTAAGGCAAGTTCACCAAGGTCTTTAAACTCCTTGGTAATTCCTGTTTTATACCTCAACGTCTCATTCACGTATTTCATTCTAGCCATATCTGGGACACCTCCTGTAATGAGTGTTCCTATTCCTTCTGTAAATATATCCAACATTGCTAAGCCTTGTGCTCTTGCCGGTTCCGGCCCCTCTACAATTTCCTTCGAGGTCGAAATGGTAATAACATTCTTAACAAATTGATTAATAAGCATCGCATCAACTCCGAAGAGCTGAAACAATCTCACAATCAATGTCGGGATCGTATAAAAAACTTTGTTCAAACAAGCCATTATAATATCATAAGCAATTGTCAAAGCGTCTAAGATTTTATTCAAAAACGGTTTAGCAACCGGTATAATTTCCAATGTTTTCTTTATATTTTCTATCATATTTGAAAAATGACTGGCAGCCTCGGTAATGGCTCCAGCCGATTTGCGATAAGCATCAATTGTTTCTTTCAATTCAGGTGATAAATTGTTCAATGTATCAAGAGCTTCCTTTGCAGAATGTGTTGCGTCTACAAAAGAAGGTAATTGTCGTTCAAAAAATGTTTCTTCACGGTGCTGTTGTTCACGTTGTATTTCATCAATAGATGGTAAACCTATTTGTTCAAATAAAACATGACTCTGTCCCATTGTGCCTTGTGCATTATTTTCATTTTGCATTTTCATTTAATGGGTTTTGATTTTAACGTAAATTCTAACGACGTAACTTCCGTCACGTAGGAGCATGCAAATTGTCTTTTACTTAAGTAAACAAAATTCTAAAATTCCTGCATTTGTTATAAAGCAGTTCAAATAAGACTTTGTTCAGTTAGTGGAGTCAAACACTATCGAACTTTACCACAGGGGGCGCATGATTCAGCCTTTGGGTTGATATTTATAATCGATAAACCATTAAAACTATTAAAGTCCAGAGACAGTAATCGCGGGAGTACATATATATTCTTGCTTCTAGGTTAAGGTAAAACTTAACACTAGTCAAAAACTAATACGTTCCGTATAAATTACTATGGTCAAAGGATATTCAATTATATAATATTATTCTTGCTAATATTATAGAATTAGCGAAATAAAAGATTATAATTATCAAATCAAAGCGGCATTCAATACTGTGTCGTCATTCAAAGCGTTACTTCATGAAAAATTAAAATTTGTTTAGATAAGTCCAAGCAAATAAGAATCAACAAAAGTAAATGGTTAGTCAAAAGAATAATCATAAAACGTGCATAAACTGATTTTGAAA